CCCGCCGATGAAAAGGTGGGCGGACCCGCCCATGATGACGAAAAGGTGGGCGGACCCGCCCAGAAAGGTGGGCGGACCCGCCCAATAAAGGTGGGCGGACCCGCCCACCATACTAACACTAAGGAATCTAACATTTCTTCTAACCCGTCAGACGGTCAGCCGGCCGCCCCTAAAGGGGCCGACCGCCCGACTGCCGGAGGGGCGAACGCCGATGGATCGAAACCGAAACTCACAGACCGCGAAATTGAGGTGACCAACCAGCGGTACCTCATCGTCGACTGGCTGGTCGAAAGCGAACCGTTCGCGCCGCAGCTTGACGCAGTTGGCCTCTCTCCCAGGCCAACCGAGGCGGATCTCGAACGCGCGGTGCTCGCTATCGAGGGCTCCGCACGAAACACCTGCATAGGCTGGATCAGATGGGCCCATCGATGCGTTCACACGGATCCCGAAGTCGATACGCCGATTAAACCAGTGAGAATGTTGGCTGAGGCTCTGTCAGATCCGCAAACGAAAACGATGACGCAATTCCGCTGCGCAAAATTTCTCGGCGAAAGCTTCGACGTTGGTCAGCGTCCGGACGATTATGGAAAACCTCGGCAAACAAAAGGAAAGGCGGCTTAAGTTGTATAAACGCGGCGAATGGAACATAGAACGGGTCTCAAAGTTTCCGGAAGATAAGGCGCTGCCTGTGTGGCATGCATTGATGACACCGCCTGGGCGAGAGATCGACGCAGCGATTATGTTAGATAAGCTTGGCGTTACGGTTTTCGCGCCGACGCTAAAGGCCGCAAAACGCGCCGGAAAAAACGGAGGGCTTCGGATACGGGTTGTTCACACGTGGACAGCAATCCTTACACGGTACATATTTATCGGAGCTTCTCCTGACGACGACTGGCGGATGGCGCTATTCCGGACGAATTTTGTGCGCGGTATTCTAGCCGTTGACTGCAGGCCCTGGCCTATCGACGCTGCGACGGTGAAGGGGGTCGGCACCGGAAAACCGGGCCCGTCGTCCTACCGTCCAATGGAAAATAAACCGCTCACCCGGAAGCCGTTGAAGCTTGACCTTTCCAAGCCCGTCCGCGTTGACAAGGGCGAGTTGCGTGGCGGCTATTACATGGCCGAGGAGCTCCCCGACCGGCAACTCGAGGTCGCTTATTCAATGTTCGGCCGGCAGCATTTTCACGTGCTAAGGGTTGACCATGTTTCGCAACCGGCTTAATGGCGAAATTATAGGACACCGCGGTTCCCTAGGCGGGCACTTGATGCACAGGCCAGGCGCGATCCGGAGGGCGGGTAACACCGAAACCCTCGCGACTTAAGAAAAATGTCCAAAATTCAAAACCCTAACCCTAGAGCAACGTGGCGCTGCTCACCATTGCTTGTCCCAAAAGACTTGCGACCGGCGTCATGCGAGCTGAGCATTGTTTGCGGCGCGCCGGCCAGCGGTAAGACGACGTGGGCAAAGGCTAACGCAGAGAATGTCATCGATCTCGACGAGATCATGAAGGCGCTCTCGGGGTATGAGAAGCGTGGCGCGCCGATAAGCTATCTGTCCCAGGCGTTGCATACCCGCAACGACCTACTGCGTGGCCTCGACCGGGAGACGCGCTCAACGGCATTCATCGTATCCGCGCCCGACTGTCAGGAGCGTGAGCATTGGCAGATCAGCCTTGGCGCGCGACGTGTTGTCGTGGTTGATCCTGGCATGCGGGTATGCCGCAACCGCATAACCGCAGACGACGACCGCACTCCGGTCAGGCGCAGGCTGATCAACGCCGTCCGCAACTGGTACCGAGACTTCACGCCTTATGACGGCGACGAGACCATCGGCGCGGCGATCGGACACCAGTACGCTGCGCTTCACAACTCGAGGCAATGGCGGAAGTTGCGCGCGGCGCACCTCAAAGAACATCCGCTATGCGTGCGATGTCTTGACCAGGGTATCGTCAACGACGGATCGCTAACAGCGACAGGACAGCCACAAACCAACAAGCGACGCCGATCGCTTGTCGTTGATCACGTGCACCAACACCATGGCGACCCAGAGCTGTTTTATTCGGGTGAGCTGCAGACGCTTTGCGCCGACCATCACGACAAGTCGAAGCAGATTGAGGAACATAAGGGCTACTCGACCGAGACAGGCCTGGACGGCTGGCCGGTTGATGATCGCCATCCTGGTTCGCGCTGAGGGGTAGGGGGGGTCGGATCTCTAGAACTCTTTTTCTGTACATCGGCACCCCCCACTTTTTTCTCTCAAAGTTCGAAATTCAGATCAAAAAGCCACTTCGTCAGTGGTGAGACCTTCCAATTTTGGAACACTTGAGCAACCAACGGAGTATTACTGCAGTGCGAGGCCGACATCCAAATCAAGGGAATGTTGTTCCAATGACGGAACGCGCCGGCGAAGAGTCGGTCGAAGAGACGCGCGAGCGCCACCAAAGGATCTCCATCGAGCGCGCTGAAGAATTGAAGCCGGACGGATTGCCGGCGACCGTCTCGAGGATCTGGGATATCATGGCGCCCGGCGCCTGCCATCCGACGAAAAACAGAGTGACCGATCCGTTATCGGCGCAAGCTTTCGCGATGCTGTGCTATGAAATCGAACGGTATCACCGGCTTGATCGGACGCTACAGCGGCACGGCGAAGTCTACGAGTCCGAAACACGGAACGGATTTCAGCTAAAGAACCGGCCGGAAGTCGGCCAGCGCAACGCCGCCTGGGCGAACGCTTGGCGCGCAATGCAGGATTTCGGAATGACGCCGGCGACGGCCGCGCGGGTGCTCAATGAGCTGCCGCCGGATCTGTTTAAAGAAAAAGATGAAGCCGCCGAAGACTTTGGATGAAATCGATCCGGTCACGCATTGGGCTGAACAAGTCGTCGATGAAAAAATCATCGCCGGACCGCACATCCGCAATGCGGCGCGTCGTCATCTGCTCGATCTGGAAAATGGAGCCGACCGCGGCCTCATCTGGAATGTCGGTGAAGCCAACCGCATCATCGGATTGTTCCCGAAACATCTACGGCTCAACGGCGGCAAATTCGAGGGCAAGCCGTTCGAGCTACATCCTTCGCAGAAATTTCGCGTGGGCTCGCTCTACGGTTGGCAACTCGAGGGAACCGATGGCATTGAACGGCGGTTTCGCCGGTTCTACGATGAGGAAGGGAAGGGCAATGGCAAATCGCCATTCCTCGCCGGCCTTGGTTTTGTCGGGCTTTGTTTTGATGACCGCGCGCGCGCCGAGATCTACGCCGCGGCGGCGAAGAAAGACCAGGCGATGGTGCTGTTTAACGACGCCGTCGCCATGCGCGAATTGTCGCCAACGCTCGCCGAGCGCGTCACGCCAACAGGCAAAAATCCTGTCCACAAACTTACGTACTACGGAAAACGCGGTGACAAGCGGATATTTCGCCCGATTTCATCAGACGACAAACAATCGGGCCCGCGTCCATACGTGGGACTATGCGACGAAGTTCACGAGCATCGAAACGGCAACACCGTTGAGATGGTCGAGCGAGGACTTGCAAAGTCGCCGATCAACACGCTTCTCGCCCAGGCAACCAACTCTGGCCACGACAGGTTGAGTTTCTGTTTCGGCCAGCACACGCATGCGATACGGGTGGCCGCCGGCGATGTAGTCGACGATCGGACGTTCAGTTTTGTTTGTTCGCTCGACCACGGCGACGATTGGATGAATGATCCGTCGTGCTGGGGCAAGCCCAATCCACTGATGAACGTCACCATCATGGAGGACGATCTTGCCGAAGCGGTAGCCCAGGCGCGCGCCATCCCTGGTATGCGCAATAATATTGCCCGTCTTCATTTTTGTGAATGGACGGAGGCGCATACAATCTGGCTCGAGCGATCGACATGGGAGAGCTGCGAGGATCCAGATTTCGACGTCGCCGAGTTTGACGGCCGCGAATATATCGAAGCGCTCGACCTTTCGATGACGCGCGATATGACAGCGCGAGTTCGCGTGTGGCCGGACGGAGATAACTCGGCGGGAGATCCTTGTTTTGCGTTATGGGCGCATGGCTACATGCCGGAAGCGACGCTCCTCGATCGCGAACGCGAGGACCAGGCTCCGTACTCCCAATGGGTCGAGGCCGGGTTTTTGACTGCCACACCTGGCGTCAAGGTCAACTACGAGACGGTAGCTCGGGATATCATCGAGGACGCGGCCAGCGGCAATCTATCGGTTCTGGCGTTCGATACATATCTGGCGCAGTTCTTTGTCGACGAGCTCGAAAAAATCGGCGCCGATATTCCGTTAATGGAACATCCGCAAGGGTGGAACCATCGTAAGGGATCGCCGCTCTACATGCCCGATTCGATCGCGATATTCGAACAGCTGGTAATGGAAGGGCGACTGCGCGTTCACGTTAATCCTGCATTGCGCGCGGCTGTGATGGCGGCTGGTTTCAAACCGTCGCCGATAGGATTGCGGAAATTTGAAAAGACTAAAGCGCAAGCACGGATCGATCTAGCCGTGGCGTCGACCATGGGGATCGGTGCGGCGACGGCGCGCGTTGAAGACGTAGAGGTCGAATATTCGCCAGGCCAAATGTACGGATAAGGAAACAACATGAGTTTTTTCAGCCGCCTATTTGGAAACCCGCAAGCGAACTCAATCACAACATCTGAAGATCTCGCAAAAGTGCTGCAACAAGTCGGCGCAATGCTGTCGGCGTCATCCGGTGTGAGCGTCACACCATCAAAAGCAGAAGGCCTGCCGGCGGCGTTCAGGGCTGTTGAGCTCATTGGCGATACGTTAGCGACTATTCGGTGCGAACTGTTCCGTGACCGCATCAATGACAAGGGCAGGCTTGTCAGTGAGGCGGCCGTTGACGATCCGCGCTACTGGTTATTATACGAGCGAGCAAACGAACGTCAGACAGCCTTTCAGTTTAAGAAAATGCTCCAGACCGATCAGGAATGGCGCGGCGTCGGCTATGCATTAAAAGTTTTCGGCGTCGGGCGGCGCATCCAGGAATTGATCCGGCTGCACCCCGACAGAACAAGGCCTGTCGAAAATTCGAACAACGAGCTTGAATTTGAATATACGCGTCCAGATGGGCGGCGAATTCGATATCGTCAAAATGAAATTGTTCATCTGTTAAAAAATACTGATGACGGACTAAACGCCAAATCTGTCCTTAAGCTCCATCGTGAAACGTTCGGCGAAGGCCTCGCCATGCAGCGTCATAGTGGTAAGTTTTTTGCCAACGGCACGCGCACAACGGGCGTTCTAAAATTAGCGCAAGGCCTAAAGATGGGAGATGATTCCGTCAAAGCCTTGCGCAAAGATTTCAACGACCTTTACCAGGGCGTCGACAACGCATTTGAGACGCCCTTTCTGCCTGCCGGCATCGATTATAGCCCGGTAACGATCAACCACACCGACGCGCAATATATTGAGGCGCGTCAAATGAGTATCCGCGACATCTCGCGGATCTTCGGTCCACCGCCGCATAAGCTAGGCGATCTTGCGGATGCGACTTTCTCGAATGTCGAAGAACAAAATATTGAGTTCGTAAATGACTGCGCAAAGCCGCGTGGACGTCTGTGGACGGAAGTGTTGACGCGCGACGTTCTTGAAGGTGAACAGAAACTCGAGTTTCGCTTCGGCTTCTCAGCATTGTTACGTGGCAAAGCCAAAGAGCAAGCTGAGACGCATAATCTTTACCGCCGAATGGGCGTTTGGAACGCGAATGAAATACGCAGCGATCTGGGTGCTAACCCGCGGGAAGACGAAGGGGGTGAACAGTTCATTGTCGAGAAAAATATGTCGGGCACGAGAGCGCCGGAGTCTGAAATCGAAATGGAAGGAACACAACGATGACACTGCGCATTATCCCCGCCGCTGCTGACCTCAACATCAACGCTAAAGATATGGAGTGGGTCCCGCCGCGTGAGGCGATGGCAAAATGGAACCCCACAATCCGAGCCGAAAGCGACGACAAGGAAACAACCATCACAATCTATGATGTGATCGGGCGCGATCCATGGACTGGCGAAGGTGTGACTTTGAAGCGTGTAGACGCCGCGCTGCGATCAATCGGTCCAAAAGATGTGACAGTGAATGTCAACTCGCCTGGCGGCAGCGTTTTCGAAGGGCTGGGGATCTACGAGGCATTTCGTCAGCATAAGGCAAAAGTCACAATGAACGTCATGGCTATGGCGGCGTCGGCTGCTTCAGTGATTGCCATGGCCGGCGACGAAATCAGGGTCGCTCCGGGCGGGTTCGTTTTTGTGCACAATGCCTGGGGCCTTGCGATCGGCAACAAGAACGACCTCACCAAGGCGAGTGAAGATCTCGATCAATTCGACGGCGCGATGCGCGGCATTTATACCGGCCGCAGCGGCGCAAGCGAAGACGACGTAAAAAAATGGATGGATGAAGAGACATTTATGAACGCCAAAACCGCGATCGACCGTGGCTTTGCCGATAATGAACTGCCGCCCGCTGAAATCCGCGAGGAAGAAAGCGAAGAAACCAAGAACGTCAAGGCGATCCGCGAGGTTGAACATGCCCTCGCGCAAGCCGGATATTCACGCTCAAAGCGCCGTAGCCTTCTGAGCGCGATAAAGAGCGACACGCCGAACGCTGTCGCTCTCGCCACGCAAGACGCTGGCGATTCTGAAATCATGGCCGGCCTTCACCGGCTGCGTGAAACAATCTCCAACTAGAGGAAAACCACCATGAACCTGCAACAAGCCGCACAACGCGGCCTCCTAGGCGCGCGCGCGGAACCTGCGCCAGCGCCAGCAGACGCAGACATCAAGGAAGCGCTTGCGGACGTAACGAAAGCGTTTGAAGATTTCAAAGCTTCAAACGACGAACGCCTCGAAGCGATGAATGCCGGTAAGGCGGATGTTCTCGTCGATGAGAAAGTCGACCGCATCAACGGCAAGATCACTGATCTTGAGGAAGCGCTCAATAAACAAATGAAAGACGCCGCGCGTGCGGGCCTTGGCTCGAGCGGAGCAGACGACGACGCTAAGGCGGACGCCAAGGCTGCCTTCGACTTTTACGCAGCGGCCGGAAAGATTGAAGCCGGTGAAGAAGTGACCGCCGAACAGATTGAAGAACACAAAGAGTATCGTGCGAAGTACGTCGACGCCATTCGCCGTGGAGGCGACTGGCAAGCGAACCACAGTATCCGCGCCGAAATGTCTGTTGGCTCGGAGAAGGAAGGCGGCTTACTCGCGCCTGGTCAAATGTTATCGACGACGAAACGGCGATTATTCGAGACGTCTGACGTGCGCGCTATCGCTACCGTTCAGCCAACGACCCGTAGCTATATCGAGTTTCCGCTCGACACGAACGAAGCACAATCTGGCGGCTGGGCCGCCGAGAAGCAGTCGCGCACTGAAACAGGCACACCGCAGGTCGGCCGTCAAAAGATCGATACGCACGAGCAATATGCTGAACCACATGTCACGCAGAGTTTGCTCGACGATGCGGCCGTCGACATCGAGGCGTGGCTTGGCAACAAGATCGGCGATATCCTATCTCGAACAGAAAACGCGGCCTTTGTCACGGCAGACGGGTCTGATAAGCCCCGCGGCTTCGTGTCATATTCGAGCACCGCGGTTAAGACGTCTGACAAGACGCGCGCTTGGGGCAAGTTGCAATATACGCCGACCGGCGACGCGGCGGGATTCCCCGATCTGGCCAGCGGCTCTATCGGTCAAGATGCTGACGCCCTTATAGACGTGCTTGCGGAGCTTAAACCGCAATACCGCCGCAACGCAAGATGGGCCATGGCCCGCCGCACGGAAGCAACAATCCGTAAGCTGAAAGATAACGAAGGTCGCTACCTTGCTGACTTTCAGCGTCTCGCTGACGGCTCTTTCGGATTCGCTCTCCTCAATTACGAAATCTCTCCGCTAGAGGACATGCCTGCGTTTGCGCCGAACGCATTCCCGATCGCCTTTGGCGATTTCCGTGCGGGTTACATGATCGTCGACCGCATGGGCATTCGAATGTTGCGCGATCCGTACACATCGAAGCCCTTCGTAAAATTCTACACGACGAAGAGAGTTGGCGGTGATGTCGTGGACTTCGATGCAATCAAACTTATGAAAGTCGCAGCGAACTAACTGCCCGTAGCGATCTTCAGCAGAAGCGCGCCCGTCTTAATGGCGGGCGTATCCTTCAACATGATTGAACAACAAAGGAAAAACTAATGCCAAAACGATCAATGACAAGTCTCCTGGCCATCACAGCGATGATTGGAGGCGGCGCTTTCACCGTCACGCAAACCCCAGCGAACGGGATCGACATCAGCACGGCGCATAAGGCTGACATCGTCGCCTATGTCGGTGAAGTGCCGAACATAGCTGGTTCCCCCATTGGGTCGTGGACCTTAACGCTTGAACACTCGGACACTATCAACGCCGGATTTGCGGCCGTCGCGGACACCGACGTTGCTCTCGAAGATGGGGGCAGCATCGCCAACGGCGTCTATGCGACTATAGACGACGCCGCAAAAGACGATGCGTATTTTCGCATAGGATATATCGGGGCGAAAAAATACGTCCGGGTCGTAGCGACGGCTGTGGGCGCGCCCGATGCAACGGCGATTATCGTTTTTGTCGAAACCGAGCCAAGTATCATCGTCTGACGCACTAACAAACACACATTTATAAAAGCGAGGTGGGCGTTCGTTTCCTTCTCGCTTTTTTTGGAGAATTGAAATGATCCGGATATTCGTCGGATGCGCCGCAAATTGGGAAGACGCTGAAAGTCAGGCGGTGTTGGAATATACGCTGCGCAAGCACGCAAGCGAACCGCTTGAAATTACCTGGATGAAGTTAAGCCGTGATCCTGAAAGTCCATTCTTTAGCGATATCGCTGGCGGCGGATGGAACACGTCGCAATGGCCGACGCCATTCTCCGGACTGAGGTGGGCGGTTCCGGAACTCTGTGATTTCGAGGGTCGCGCGATCTATGTAGATTCCGATTTTATATTCCTTGCCGACGTAGCGGAACTCTGGCGCCAGGCGTTCATGCCAGGCAAAGCTATCATCGCAAAAACCCACGGGCGGTTATGTCTATCGATGTGGGATTGCGCGCGGGCTAAGAAATTCATTCCACCTCTCTCGGCGCTTCGGCCGCTGCGATCGAACCATCAGGACATGCAAACGCGGATCCGACAAAACGCCCAGCTCGTCCAGGTGTTCAAGAACGAATGGAACTGTCTGGACGGTGAAGGCTATGCGGATCTCAACAATCCTGAGATTAAGGCGATCCATTACACGTCTATGTCGCATCAGCCTCATTTGCCGCGCGCCGTCGCGCGCCTGAAAGAGCATGGGGTCGGCCACTGGTTCGACGGAGAGGTTCGGCGCCACTGGCGCGACGATATTTGCGAGCTGTTCGACAAATTGTTGAACGAGGCAATCTCAGCCGGCTATTCCCCGGAACGATACGAGACCGGCGATTTATATGGTCCGTATAGAAAACGCTCAGTCGCGCGCCAGGGTGAGACGATACCGCATTGGGGCAGGGGCGCCGCCGCGTGATCGTTGCGTGCGTTCTCGCCGGCGATAAATACGGCATTGAAGATGTGGCGAGGTTGCGCGGGATGGTCAAACGCCATCTGCCTGTGCCACATGAGTTTTTTTGCATCACCGACCAGTTTCGTGTCGCAACGGAATTGGGCTGCGGGATTATCCCGCTCCAGTCTGATCTGCCCCGTTGGTGGGGTAAGATGCAGCTTTTCGATGAACGCTGGCGAAACGAGCGCGTTCTCTTTTTCGACCTGGACACGCTGATCATCGGCGATCTGACGCCTCTTGCCCAATGGTCGGACGGTTTCGGGATCTGCGAGAACTTTACGCGCAGGGCCGGACATAAAGACTGGAGCTGCAAATATGGATCCTGCGTCATGTCCATTCCGCCCTTTTGGGGCGGTGCGATCTGGCGACAATTCGAAGCGCGCAAGTCAGAATGGATGATCGCCGCTGGAAAATTCGGTGATCAATGGGCGATCGAGCAAATCTATCCGTTTGCGTTCTTTTTACAGAACGTCATGCCGCCTGGCTATTTCGTCGGCTATCGAGAGCTGCAGCAACATCAAGAAAAGCCGCCGCCTGATTGCTCAGTCGTCATTTACGCCGGCGGCAGATCGCCGGACACAATCGGCCCGGAATGGGCGAGAAAGGCATGGCATGATTAAGAATGGACGGCAAATGTCGCCGACGCTCGACGGCATTCGCTACGATCACAAAGCGCGTTATGAATTCGCAGCGAAGTGGATCCACGAACAGACGACGGAACATGTGGAAGTCGCCGATATGGGCTCCGGCTGCGGCTACGGATCCCACATTCTCGCACAGTCCGGTTGTCAGGTTCTGTCGATCGATATCGACGACCAGGCGCTTAAGTATGGCGAGGAACACTATGGCCATGATTGCATCGAGCGTGTTGCAATGGACATTTCTCAGTTCAACGGTTTCGGTCGCCAAATATGGTTCGCTGCAGCCTTCGAAGTCATTGAGCACGTACCGGACGGCGGCGCCCTGATCGCCAAGCTCCATGAATGCGGCGTCGAGTGGCTGATCGGTTCGGTTCCCAATGAAAGCGTCGTGCCCTTTGGACCGAAAGTGCACCGACAGCATTTCCGTCACTACACGCCCGATCAATTGCGGTTCGCCCTGCAGTCAAATGGATTTGACATCGACTTTCTCGGTGGACAGTGCGGCAAACACGGCGCGGAGGGTCAGGTTTTGGATGGCCCGGATGGTTGTCGCACAATCGTTTTCGCTGCGAGGCGTAAATGAAGGTCATCGCCTACGCGCCTCAGTACAATGAAAAACATACCGATGTTCTGACAGCGTTTGCTGATGGCGCGGGCGGCAAGGTGCGTTGGCTAGAGGAGTATGAACCGTGCGATGTTGCGGTCATCTTCGGGCTCGTCAAATACAGCTTCCGCCCGACCTGGGAAAAGCTGGCGATCTTAAATCATCACCGTTGCCGTTCGTTGATTGTCATCGAGTCCGGCTTCACGCTCCGCGGTCAATATTGGGCCATCGGCTCCGGCGGAATACACGGCAATGCTGATTTCCGCGCTGATAACGCACCCGATGATCGCTGGGGAGCTATGGACGTTGACACGCTGCCCTGGCAGAGGCGTGAGGACGGCCCGGTTATCGTCTGCGGGCAACTACCGCGTGACACAAACGTTCAGGACACAGACCACATTCGGTGGTGCAGAGATACGGTTGATTACTATCTAAGCAAAGACATCCCTGTGCTATTCAGACCGCATCCTCGCATAAAGGACGCGTCCGTTTACGGCGTTCCCGAAGAGCTTCACGATCGAGGCAAGATATGGCGGTCGCTGGAGACGGCTAGATGCGTCGTCATATGGAATTCAACAACCGGCGTTGATGCGCTAATCAACGGCGTTCCAGTTATCGCATGCGGGCACGGAGCCATGGCGGCGCCGATGTCGAGCTCGGAACTCGACCTTGACAAACTTCGGTATCCATCGCGCCAACAGTTTTTCGCAAGCCTCGGCTATAGTCAGTGGACGCTCGAGGAAATGCGAGAGGGATTGCCATGGCGACATCTCTCGCGGCCTTGAGCCCACAGATTTCTCTACAGCCTGTTTTTGGACACGTTGAGCGGCGGGCTGAGCGAGTAATTATCGTCGGCGGCGGTCCTTCCTTGAGGGAAATGGACCTCAACCGCCTGTCTCACGCGACCGCTGGTCGCGCACAGATAATCGCGATCAATCGCGCCATAGAATGGCTGCCGCGCGCCGATATTTTTTTCACGCTAGACCCGAGCGCGAGCAACATCAGATTGATGATGAGCAGACGCGTTGGCGTTCGCTACTACGCTGCGGTGCCGCCCAGCTTCGGGACGCCGGCGGCGCGGCTCGAAAGACACAGAGGACTTGCCCCCGCCGACGTTACATATTTGCAGAGGATTGAGGGCGACGGGCCCATGAAATCACGCGGCAAGTTAAGCGAAGACATTATGGCAATACATACGGGAAATTCCGCATGGGGAGCGCTGGGGGTCGCTTATCACATGCGACCTCAACGCATAATACTCTTGGGTGTTGACGCGCGCCAAGACGGTTATGCGTTCGGTTCCGGACAGCCCGGTCCTTTGGAACATGTACCGGATCTCTTCAAATCCGCTCTACCTCAATTGAGCGCCAGCGGGGTTAAGGTCGTGAACGGATCGAGACAAAGCAGGGTCGACTGTTTCGAAAGGACGACGCCGGCGGCCGCTGCCGACTGGATCACTGAGGACATCATCTGACGTGCCTGAAATTATCGCGTTGCGGCCTTTCGAATATTCCGATGACGGACTGACCACAAAGAACTACGAAAAGGGTCGGCAAACCGTCAGCGACAACTGCGCAGAATTCGCGCTCGGAGAAGGGCTTGCTGTAGACAAAGAGGCGCGTGGGCCCTGGGTGCTGCCGGAATGGGAACGGTGTGTCATCGTCGCCGCCGGCCCGTCTGCGCCGGAAAGCTTAGAAGGATGGACCGGCGCTAGGGGCTGGCCTGTTATCGTAATCAACGAATCCTGGCGCCTTGTCGCAGAAGCTTCCGCGGACATGCTCTATGCGTGCGATCTGAAGTGGTGGCAGGAAAATAACGGCGCTCCGTTCTTCAAAGGGCTGAAGGTCACAATTGACGAAAAGGCGGTCAAGCTGTGGCCGGATCTAACGAGGGTGTGGTCCAGAGATCAGTCTGACTTTGTTTTCGGACGACCCGGAGAAACCAGCGGCGGCGGCAATTCGGGACACCAAGCGTTGAACCTCGCCGTATCGCTAGGCTGCAAAGAGATCGCTCTTGTGGGCTTCGATTTCTCGCTCGAACGCGGTGTTCACTGGCATGGCGCTCATACACCGCCTCTGTGGAACCCTAACCCCGACACGTTCAAACGTTGGATAGATTGTATGAACCGCGCCGCGCCCCGGTTGTCAGCACACGGCGTAAAGGTGTGGAATTGTTCGTCGCATTCAGCGCTAACATGTTTTGAAAAGGCAACACTGTGCAACATCGCTCAAGTCTCGCATTGATTACCTCGCCGCTCGTCCAGCCTGTAACCCTCGATGAAGCGAAACTACATCTGCGTGTCGCCGGAACTTCTGAGGACGATCTAATAAACGCCATTATCGAAGCCTCGACGGCGTATTTTGATGGACGGGACGGCGTCTTAAATCGCTGCCTGGTGGAACAGACATGGGAGCTGCGTCTAGACCACTTTCCATATCTAAGCCCGATGTCGGCGCACTATGACTATAGAGTGGACCGGCGCATCGAGATCCCGCTGCCGCCAGTTCGGCAAATCGTATCGGTCAAATACGTCGATCCGCAAGGAGTTCTGCAAACGCTGTCTCCGGACGTCTACCAGCTCATTGAAGGTGGCTTTGGTCGTGCGGCCATCACCGAAGCCCACGAACAGAACTGGCCGGATACACGCCTCGAGGCTGACGCGGTCCGAATACAATTTACGGCCGGCTATGCCGCCGCCAACGGTTCGCCGCTTACCGTGGACGCCGGCATACCGACACCCATCGTTCAGGCGATTAAACTTCGCATCGGAGATCTGTTCGAACACCGAGAAGGCGTCGCCATGCGTGATCAGTTCTTCGTTAATCCGACAGTGGACGCGCTCGTGCATCCTTATGTTGTCGGCGGGCTTGGCGCAGCATGAGGGCCGGCCTCTTAAGGAAACAGATCAGATTTGAAAAACGGGCAACGCCGGCGACCAAGTACCGTCGAGATGCTGAGCCCTGGGAAACTGTCGTTGAAAACAGGTGGGCGCGTATCGTTTTGTCGCTGACAGGGCGCGAAGAAGTCATTGCTCAAAGGCTCGCCGGCGTTAAGGCGGCAATCATAACGGCGCGCGACGAACCGGCTCTCGCAAATCTCACGACTGCCTGGCGCATCGTCGACGAGGCTAACGGCGAAATATATGACATCAAGCATTTTGCCCGGTCAGACGTACAAAGAGGATATCTGACGATAACCTGCGAACTCGGCGCAACAGATGATGGAGACTGAAATGGTCAAGATGCAATTCGACAGCGATTTCACATTCGTTCCTGACGAAAACCGGATGTTTTCCATCGCATACAAGGCAGGCAAGACATATCCTAATGTTCGGCGAGCATGCGTTGTAAAAGCGCTCGCAGCCGGTGCGGGAAGGGTTATCGCCGAAGATAATGATACGTCGACGGATAAAGAAGAGGAAAGGCCGGACAATGACCTCAGTGAGTGCGAGGACGCGGGGGCTGGATCGCCTCCGGAAGCGAGCGGAGAGAATACCTCGCAACACGAAACAGAAGATGGCACAAGCGCAAGATGAAAATGCCGATACTTTTATCGCTGCGGCCAAGCGCGAAGTTGGAAAACGCTCGGGCAGACTTGCCAACTCAATCACGAAAAAAGTCGTCAAAGGCACAGATGGTCTCGTGGTCCGAATTTCTACAAGCGTATTTTACGCGCGCTTTGAGGAATTCGGCACCGTCAACCGCCCGGCAAATCCCTTTTGGTTTGTGGTGTTCCGAGCTCTTAGACCAGCGTTCAAGCGTAGATACAACAAGGCTCAGCGCGAAGGTATTAAGGAAAGCCTCTCATGAGCGTTGACCTATCCGCCCTACAGGACGCCGCCGGCGCACTACTGGCAGCGGCAATCGATGCGTCGCCGGCGACGGCGCTCGCGGACGTGACGGCCGTCCTAGGTGCAACGGACCCCGACGCGGATTATCCGTATCTGACGGTCGGCGAGG